CATTTCGTTAAATGCTGCACCAGAATCAGATCTAAGAATTTCTGCATCAGCAGTGGACATACCACCACCAACGTTATAATCTTGCTGTCCACCACCAGCACTTAGAAGACCAGGATTGTTTCCTGTTTGAGCAGCAGTAGTACCGAAACCTACGTTAGCTTCAACAACGGGATTGACTGCATACTGAGATTGATTACCCTTTCTACCAGAGAACTGAGTATCAACTTCATCGAAGAATGCTTCAGAACCAGACTGGTTGGTATAACGTGAACGCATTGCGAAGATGAGTCCTGTAGGACCATTCATTGGTTGAACACCTGCGAGGTCATATGCGACCAGGTTAGGCATTGAACGACGAATCAGAGAGATCAGAACAGGGTCGAAACCTGCTACTGGACCACCTGCTACGGCACCACCGGAGAAACCAGCAGTATTGGATGTTGAACCTGTTGTGCTTGTTGGAGCACCAGTTTCGTAAAGAAATGATCTTTCTTCACGAAGGAATTTTTCTTGATTCTCCAGGAGAACTGCAGTTACCATTCTGCGATGTGAATCTTTGATTGGGTCTAGACCCTGATAATCAAGGAGTGGTGACCACTTCTCCTGCAGATGCTCTGCGTTGAACATTTGCATTTTTTTTACCTCTTTAAAAGTTTTAGTTTGATTGTTTATAATTTAAAAATCACTTCTTAGAAACTCTTTCAAGTGCATCAAGATAATGGGCCATTGACCCTGAAACCTCTTGATGATACTCCATACCTTCTGCGATATAATCTGAGTTATCTAGTTGAGTACCAGCATATCTTGGGAAATAAGATTCCCTGAGAGTTACTAGTTTCTCACGATAGTCTTCTTCACTATCAAACTCAACATTTTCGGCAAGAGAAGCGAGTTTGTCTTTCTGAGAAAGAGCAAGACCCTCAGTGACATCAGCAAAAATTACATCAGTAACTGATTCTGCTAATCTCTTATTTAGAGCAACATTTCTTTCGATTTGCTCGTTGAGTTTAGTCTCCATTTCATCAAGTTTATCTACCATACTCTCAATTACATTATATTTTTCTTCAGGGATTGATACATAATGTTCTTCAAAAAGATTTTTCATTCCTGAGAGGAAACTCTCAGTCATTTCAGTTTTAATGCCTTGCTCAATAGCAAGAGCATTTTCTTGAATCCATTCATCTGAAACATATTCAAGATAGGAATCAAGTCTATCTGTCAATTCTTCTTTGACTAATTCAATTTCCTCTACGAGTCTTTGCTCATAGTGATATTGAATTGCTTCTTCGATCTGCTGAGTTCTAGCATTCAATGCTGCTTCAAAAACAGTTTTTGCTTTTACTTTAAAATCTTCAGAAAGATCTTCACCGGAAAGAAGTGCAGAAACATCTTCTTCAATTTCTTCTTCAATTTCTGCAAAAGCTTCTTTCATTGCTTTTTCTTTTTCATCCTCATCATCTTCTTCTTCGTCTTCTTCGTCTTCTTCTTCTTCTTCGTCTTCTTCACCCTTTTTAGATTCTTTTTTATGGGCTTCTTCTAGTTCTTCTTCACCTTCTTCTGTCTCATATTCATCTTCAACTAATTCTTCATCTTCATCTTCCTCTGAAGATTCTTTGACTGGTGAAGCCATTTTCTTCATGCCTTCAGCTGCCTTGGCACCTTTGGTTACAACATCTTTTACTTGCTTTAGAGTTGTAGAAGGATCTTTTAATTTTGATGAATCGTCATCGGAACGATAATTCTCTGGTGTTGGTCCACCAAGATCTTCCCAACTGCCGGTTTGTCCATCAGGAATTCCTGTGGTTAACTTTGGCATTGGTTCTGCCGCCTTTGCACCGGCATTTACAGCAGTTCTAGATTGTTTTGTGTCTGATTCCATTTCTTGTAAGTTTTTACCACGGGACATTTGAACTCTCCGATTTAACTAATGTCTTAAATCTATATTTATTTATAATTTAGAATTTTAATACTATAAAATTACAGCATACCTAAAAACTTTTCAAAATGTTGCAACCTTCTCTGTTCAGTCAATTGTCTTTGCCTTACATCTTTTTCAATAATATTTTTAATTGATTCTGCAACCCAAGATTTTTTATTTGAATCATAAATCCACTCCTTTCCTTCCATAATTCCATTTACAAATGCGTCAGGGGCAGAGGGATCTGCAACAATATCTGCTGCAGTAGCAAGCATAAAATCTTCGCCAACTAAAGAATATCCTTCATTAGTTGGAATTAGAGAACCAACACCACGAGAAGAAACACCAAGCATTACACCTTCTCCAAGAAGTGAAGATGCAATTTTTCCCATTGGGGTATCAAGAATTTTTGCTTTTCCTATAAAATTATCACCATTTTTTTCAAGCATAGTGATTTTATGAGAAACTCTATCAAGATTTAAAGTTGGCCCATCTGGGTGACCAAGCTCACCAAGAGCACGACCTTTTTGAATAAAATTCTCATTGTACCTTTTAACTTCTCTTTCGAGAGTTCTCATTTCATAGAGTCTTTTATTTCTATTTGGTCTATTTGCTTGAAGAAAAATACCTTCAATAAAAAATGATTTGACACCATTTTTTTCTTCGGTAATAACTTTTACCTTTTCGATTTCTTCTGTGATAAGTTTCATTGAATTAACCACCTGCGATTTGAATTTCTGTAATGTGAACTTTTCCTGTTGATGAAGCAGCAATTTTTACTACTTTTCTTAATTCACCTTCAGTATCTGTTGGAGCAGATAGACCAGAAGATGTGTTCCAATTCAATGTAAGTTTTCTTGAAAAACCACCATTAACTCCACCAGTAGCATCAATAGTTGCAATTGACGCAAAAGTGGTGTTAATTCCTGCTGGAGAAATTCCAGTCAATTCAACATAGTCACCTACAGAAAATGAAGAGAATGTTCCTTCTGGAAGATATATGGTAGTTGTAGCACCAGTATCAACACCAACAACTCTTTGAGAAACAACAGTTTCTTTAAGAATTAATTCTGTTCCTGCTTTTGCCCAAATACTATTTGAAGTACTTACACCAGGATTTGAATCAACTTCAATATATGCATCAGTTTCTGGAACAATTCTCAAATAACCAGACTTCAAAGCAATTGGTCCACTGGTGCTAATTCCAGTAGACAAATCACTAATTTTTTGAACAATCTTATATGCGGACATTTTAAATGTTGTTGTTATATAACTTATTTATTAAATGCTTAAGTTAGATCAAAAAATTGTATACTTCCAACAAAGTCCGTGGATGTTCCATCAACAACTCTTGCGGCAAGAGTATAAACATCACTTACTTTTGCTTGAGTTCTTCCAAGTTGAAGATCCCAGTTATAAACTGCTTCAATATTAATTGGATTTGTAATTTTATTTGCTGCCGAAACATAGTCGTTCAATACAATTGTTCCGCCAGTCACAATTCCTGTTGCGTCAGTATTTTGTTGAACATTTGGTGATGATGTGGATGACCAAGAATTAGCATTAATTGTTCCATTTTTAATTAATGCAATCTCTACAACTGATCCTGACCCAGAAGAACTTGCAAGAAAAGAATATGCTTTTGGTAAAATAATTGCATCTTCTCTTCCAGGTGCTAAACGAATACTTACTACTGGAGTGAAATTAGTGCTACTTGAAATACCAGTTAACAAACTAGTTCTTCTTGCAACATCTCTCGCAACAACTTTTTCATATCCACCATTAGATTGAACAGACACACAAATCTGTTTCATTGTTGATGCAGATGCTGTGATTCCAGTGTTTAAAATTTCATAACGTACTGGAAGTGACGCAGTGGTTATGTAAGTGCTATCAATTGCATTTGCATGTTCAAATCTATGTGCTATATGGAAACTACCTTCTTCGTGTGCAAAACCACAACGAACTGCCCCAACACCCAACCACTCATATTCAGTAAACATAATCTGTGCTTTTGTTAAATCCAAATTATGTCCAGTTACACCAGTTCCATCAAATGGATCAACATTCCATTGAGACTGTGGAATTCTAATTTCTGTAGTAATTCCTGATCTTTTAGTTCTCATCATCCAATATGCAGTTGTAATTCCAGATGCATTTGTTGCTTGCTCTAAAAATACACCATTTTCAGATGAACCATATCCAATTCTCTGGGTAAGATTTGGTTTTGCTGGTTCCATTACAAATGTTTGGAGAACTTGTAATGCTTTTCCTGGTTGATATGAAAATACTCTCTTACTTTCTCTTATGATAGAACAACCTGCAGTGGTTCCAATACCTAATGTTGCTGTACTTTGATGTGTGATAATTCCAACTGTAGATCCTGCACCAAGAACTACATCATCAAAATCTCCATCTTGAGAATATCTGTGTGTTGAATCAAAAAGTGTATAAGGTTCTGATACTTTTAATCTTCCAAATAAATCCAAGGAAAATCCTTTACCCAATGGACTTTGATCGTATAAATGTGACATTAGACTACCCTCCAACCATTTCTATAAACAAAAGTAAGTGAACCAAAATCATATGCTAAAACTGCGTAGTCTTCACCATCAATTAAATCTGCTCCAGATGGATAAATGTATATATGTCTATTATTTCCTTTTGATGCTTCACCTCTTTCATCTTTAATGATATAGACTTTCCCATTTTTTCTTGGAGTTGGTAAAGTAATATTTACCCTACCTGCATAATTTATACCAATGTAATAATCTTGTGGAGTTACTGTATATGAAGAAGTAGTTACATACTTAAGTGGCATATCCATATATGCCAAATTAGTTTCACCACCACCACCTAAAGTAGAAAGTTGCTCTTGTACTCTATTAACAAATAAATTGAATTTTTTCTCTAGTCTTTCTATTCCTAAACCAGTTTGATTTAATGGAGTAAGTGGATCAGAATTTTTAATTGATGGTGGTTCTCTGAGTAAACCTTCAACTAAATTTAAATCTATTGTTTGATTGGTTGCTTGTTCTTTTGCAATTTCAATTTCTTGAATTGGACTTTCAATTATAGATTTTTCTTCTAAAATTTGCTTTTGTTTTTTCTTTTTTGTTGGTTTTTTATTTTCTTGAATTTTTGATAAAAAAAGAGTTTCAAAGGAATCTCCAACTAAAGATTCCTTTTTTTCTTGTTCTATTTTTTTGCCAATACTAATGGTCTGAAAAAAACAATCTACTGAATCCCCTACAGATTCTTCTAATTGCTTTTTTCTTTTTTGTTTTCCTACACTAATTGTACTGAAAAAATCAGATAAATCTTTTGAATTATCTTCAAAATTCACTTATCATTCCTCATCTTCCAAATCAAACATTGATGCTGCAATATCAGGTCTTACAGAATTAATTTTTTCTGAAGCTTTTGCAAATAATACCTCTTTAATTTTATCTGAAATATCTGATGGTGCTGAATCTCCAGCAATCATATCTACTAATTCTTCCATAATTATTCAAAATTAACTATTTTTATTTATATCTCTCCCTGACTGCCTAATTCAACTCCAGTTTGAGCATCAGTTAATCCACCCTCTTGTGGAATGTTTCCCATGTTATTTTGAGATTGTTGATCTGGAGGCATTCCTGCCATAGGGTTCATTGCTAGTGCTGGGTCTGGAATAATTCCTTCTTTAATTTCTTTTTTAATTTGCTTATCGATTTCTATGATTTCACTATCAGATTGTCCAAGTATTCTTGTTCTTACATATTGAGATGAAAAATAACGACCAACATATGGATCCATTGCAGCAACTACACCTAATTTATCATTCATTAATTCATTTTTCTTCAGATCAGAAAAATGATTATCATAAACATAATCAAATTGAATGTGGTCACTTAATGTTTTCCAGTCTTCTGGTGTAACGATATTTTTAAGAATCAATTGAGTTCTTAACATATCAATAAAGATTTGAGAAAATCTTTTTCTCAATCTCCCTACAAATCTTGTGAATTTAAGTTCATCTCTAAGAATTTCTGATGAACGTCCGAGATTAAATCCACCACCGGCATCAAGACGGGTAGGAGGAACACCTAAAGAATCATAAAGTTTTTTCTGAAAATATTCAATGTCAGCAAGTTCACCAAGATTTTGACCACCAGGAAGAGTTGTAATCTCTGTACCACGACCACCTTCTCTACGTGGTAGCCAAAAATCTTCAAGCATTGCCATATATTTGCGATCATCACGAATTTCTCCAGTGTTGGCATCATATACAAGTTTATTTCTGTAACGATTCATTACGTCACGCAAATATTGCTCTGCTTTGACTTTAGGGAGATTTCCCACATCAATGTAAAAAATTCTTCTCTCTGGGGCACGAGATAATCTATAAATGACAAGACTATCCTCAATCATTCTCAATTGATTGAGAGATTTAATTGCTTTGTGTAAAAATGAAAGTACAGTTTGTTTATTACGATCAACTAATCCAGAAGTTACATAAACAATCGAATCTTTTGCAATTTTTACACTATTAACATCTGATGTTTTGTAAGTTGCATTTTGCGAAGAACCTACATTTGGATCATAAAGATAATATTCTTCTAATTCTTGATTTGAAAAATCAATTTTATTTTTACCGTTTATAATTTGACGATATTCTGTCCCAAAAGCATCTTTATTGTCTCTTTTTAATTTTCTTACATATTTAATTTTGAGAGCATCAATGTATCTAATTTCTTTAATACCTTCATTTGGTTTTTTCAAATCAATTACTTTATGGTAATAAATTCTTCCATCAATATACCAATTTCTAAAGATTTCATGGCACTTTTTATCAAAGTCCATAATCTCTTTAATATACTTAAATTCTTCTCTGATAATATCTTTCAATTTATCAGATGCTGGAAGATTTGAAAGTTCTATTTCTACTGGAGAATCATTTAGGTCAGATACTATTGCTTCATTTACGATATCTTCAATCGCACTATCGCACTCTGGATGCAAAGACATCTCACGATATCTTCTGATTAAATCTGCCTCAGTTTTATAAACACCTTCAATATCTACATATTGTCCATAAAAACCACTAGAGATATAAAAGTCAGATTTATCTTCCTCATTACGAGGAATGGGAGACATAATCCCTTTGGAATTATTGTCCCCCGTATCTTTTATTTTAAATCCAAATAATTTTGCCATAGTAATGATTAAGTCTTATATTCTATTTAGACCTATTAGAAAGTGCCTGTGCTTATTGAGGTTGAATTAAATTGTTCTGTGGTATTAGAACCAAGAATACTCTTATTAGATTTTGGATCAATAGCATCCCACCATTGAACTTGAAGATCTACAGTAAATTCCTCAATTATATCTGATGAATCATATGAAAGATCAATTGCACTTACTGAAGTTGGGAAAGTTCCATAAAATTCATATGATTTAAGAATTGGCATTGCTTCACTAGATGACATATCAGATCCAACTTTTGCTCTTCCTAATTGGTCAACTCTCATTGTAGTTTGATAAGTAACAGGATCAGTTTGACCAGAATTATCTTCATGTTTATTGATATAATTCATCCATTTCTCAAACGCATTTCTGATTCTAAAATCAGTATCATTAATTACAGTAATTGTCCAAGGATCGAAGGTTCTATCACCGGCAATTTTGAGATTTCTTCCCCTAAATGGAATATCAATTACACTTAAAGTTGATGCGGGCAAATTTGCTGCTTTTACAAGAAATCTAGTATATTCACCCAATCCTTTATCTGTATTGGATATTACTTCTGGAAAATTAATTGTGCATTCAAATAAATTTGGTCTTGCCCCACCACCTGTTAATCTACTTTTAAAATCGTTTAAAGTTCTTAATGATGGATTAATAGGTCCACCAGTTGTTGTGCCTTGTGTAAGTGCCATTTGGTTTTACCTCTTTTAATTAAACAGTACCGACGATTTCTTCAAAGCTAACCCCAGTGCGAGTAGCAACAAAAGTCAATCCAATGAAGTTAATGCTTCTTGCTGGTTTGACATAAATGTCAGCTTTAAACTGATTGGAGTCAATAATGTCTGGAGTATTATTAGTTTCATCGCAAACTACAACAAAGTCAGTAATACCTCTTTTTGCTTTTACATCACGGAGATAGGGTTCAACAATATTAATAAAGTTTGCTCTGGTAATTAAATCATTGAATTCAAAGAGTTGTGCTCTTGCTGCCCTTTCAATTGCCCTTTCAATAGTTAAGAACAAACGACGAACATTAATTCTATCAAATGCTGAAACATATGAGAGTGCAGTTTTATCACCAAAAAGAATAATTCCAGATCCCTGAGAGAATATAATTGGATTTACTCTTCTTGCGTATAACCTGTCTCTTTGTTCTTGTGATGGATTGTAAGCAAGTTTAGTTGCATTGTTAATTGTCCCTCTACTTGATCCGGCAGGTGAGTACCAAGGGAACGAATTATTGGCAGTTCTTGCCATTAAACCGGCAATATCAGCATTACAGGGGATATATCTAAATGTATTATTGAATCTATCATAAGTGTATTTGTATCCACTATCAAATACAGCATAAGATGATGATGTTAGTGGATCAAAAAATTCAATAATATTATTAGTTTGTGTTTCTGAGTTTGAAACATTTACCACACCAGATCTATGTGGAGATATTACAGCAATACAATCTTTACGTAAATCTGCAATTGCAATTAATTCATTTGCTTTTGCTTGAGATTCATAAATTGTAGATCCACCAGAAGGACCACTAATTAAATAATCAATAGAGTATTCTGCTGGGTTTGTATAATTTCTATAAGCAGAAATTACATCAGATAATCCTAAAGAATATCCACCAACATTAGATGCACCAGAGTAATCTTTACCACCAGATAATGTATAGGTTTGTGCCCCAATACAATTGAATGTGTTTCCTTGTGCTTCTAATCCCCAAGTAGTATCAGATGCAGCACCATATCCAGATAAAGTAGAAAACTTAGTTTTAATGCCAGTTGTTACAATACCTGCAAAAATATATTGCGATTGATCTTTAATTATGTTTTTGTAATAAATTCCTTGATTTGGGGAAATCTTTCCATCAGATGCTTTAGATAGTTTTGAATATTTTTCTACAATATTTCCAACTACTCCAGTAACTGCTCCTGTATCATCAACTACTACAATGTTAACTTCATCGTTTTTTGCACTTCTTTCTGATGCATACTGAGAGGTTGCTGGTTTTGGTGCAATATTTTTCCAATAAATAGTTGAATTTGTCAATCCAAGAGTTTGTTGATCATACCAATCCAGAGGTGTAGATATTGAAGTAGTTGTATTAAACACACCAATTGTAGTGGTTCCTGAGGCAACTGGTGATCCAGATGCTAGAATCAAAGTATCTTGTTGGAATCCATTAACATTGGTTGTTCCAAAACCAACAATTGAAGTTAATGGTACTAATGCCCCATTGTCTGAAACTGATCTTATGACCTGTGAAGAAACATATCCTGCACTTGCGAATGGTGTTACTCCAGTAACAGAAGGACCAGGAAGAACAATAGAAGAACTTGTGGAAACAACGACAGAAAGATCGGATACTGTTGATGATTTGACTCTAACAAGTGTTCCAGTTGAATTAATACCTACAGAATCTGAAGATTTAAACTCGTATGTACCACCTTGTTGATATGAAACTTCACTATCAACTCCTCCAACAGTTTTGCTGAGAACTTTAACATCTACTGAACCAGAATTAACTTGTGTGATGATTCCTTTCAATACTCCTGTTTCAGAAGTAGTTGTTCCGATGCCACCAGCAGTTCTTGTGTACGAAGCACTAATACCGTAACCAACAGAAAGACCATTCGTATTGATTGCGATTCTCTGGTCTGCAAGACCATCAATTACACATACTTTTAAATTATTTGCCCAAGATCCTGGATTTCTTGATGCCCAATACCAATTTGTATCAGAAGTATGATTATTATCATAATCTTCTAAAGATTCAATTTTTAATGAAACTGATGTTGCTGCAACTCCAGAATTTGAGTTACTTAAATTTGTTCCATTGCATCTTACAACTCTTAAAATTCCACCATAAGAAAGGAAAGATGATGCACTTAACCAATATTCATATTGACTATCTGAAGAAATTGGTTTTCCGAATACATTAAGTAAATCATTTTCATTTTCAATTAAAATAGGTTGATTAACAGGACCTTTTTGGAAAGGACCAGCAATAGCACCTACCTGATTTGTTCCAGCGGTAATTCCACCAACAGTTAAGTCAACTTCCCTAATTTTGACGCCAGGTGATACTAAATTTAACGCCATTTGTTTCCCCTCGTTAAGAAGTTCATTTTGCCTAGAAATATTTATAAATTACATACTTTACAATGGGGAAACGGCCAGTGAACATTTACCAATCTGGGTATTCCCAATAAAATGTGCTTATATTTTTTTTTCTATTTTGAGTAATTCTTTTGATTGTGCATATTTTACATTCATATGAATATGCGGATGATATATCCCCTCTACCTTTACGAGTTAAATAAAAACCATCAATCAAATCTTTTATTTCTTTACAAACTCTACATTTTCTTTCTGTTAAAAATAAGTGCTCCAATTCAAACTGATCACTTATGTTCATTTATCTGTATTCCCACATATATGACCTGTCACCGTACTCATCCAAATACCATCTATCTCCATCTTGATCAACAAAACTAGATTCATCTGTCCCATCAATAATAAATCCAAAAGGTGCCATATCTTGTTCAATCTGATCCTTTTGTTCTTCATAAATTCTTTTTCGGACATCATTGTCTGTCATTTCTTTGAAATAGTCTTGGACCACTAACCAAGAAAAAATAACAAGACACATTGCAAGATCATCATTGCAACCTTCTTCTGCTTCAAATGATTGATTTTTTTGAATAAAAGTAGTCAATTCACTGATGATATCATAATCTTTAATTAATAACTTATCATCTTCAATAATTGTTTTTAGATTTGAGCAACCTACTTTTTTAACTGTCTTAGACATTTTAATACCAAGTTGTGTCTTTTTGCCGGAAAATCCTTGACCAACTAATTGTCCTGCTCTTCCCCTCATAGAACACATTAAAATATTATCATATTCTAAATCAAAATGCAAAATGCTTGATACTTGTTCTCCAATATCATTAACCTCGGTAAGAACAAATGCTTTATTATATGCTTTTGCAACTTCGTGAATGATATTTGGAAAAAGCATAGGTTTAATTTCGTTATTACGATATTTTGCAACAACTTTGTATGGAAACTGACTTATATCAATGACGATTGA